CAATCTCTTTTAAAAAATCCATTACAGTACAAATCCAAATTCTTCACGAGCAGTTTTTTTATAAGGACCACCTGGGTTAGCATCACGAATGTCCTTAATTTTATTCAGTTTTTGATAAAGGGATGTGTCACCACCGAGTCGTAATGCGCTTACAATAGTAGCAAGTTCTTTATCGTTGATAGGCAGTTCCATTAGGAGAAAAATAGTTCCAGGTTTACAGTTTTTTCGACGTTCCAACCGATAGCATCAAGGATTGCCTTCAAAGGTTCAACAAAACTCTTCTCAAATTGTAAGTCATAGTCGATGTACTTGTCAATATCAAGTTCTTTAGGGAAATCTTGAATAAAGGAAATTACATTCTCATGAATGCTATTCGGTTTTTTTAAATAACAGAACTTGATCTTCTCGCCGTTTTGAATCAGAGAGTATTTGTTATCAAGTTTATTCTTAAGAATGTAATGATTATAGAGAAGTGCTCCACGACAGTGAATGGGAGTCCCTTTAATGTAAATATCAGAATGAGACTTATACTTCACAACATCAGAAACAGAACGAGGAAATGAAATTTGTTCTGGTGGCAAGTTCTTAAACTCCTCGCGACTCTTATCGATGAAATCAATTACATCTTCCTCCGTACCATTCATCATCAACTTCAGAGCATCTTTAATCATCTTCCTGCATGGGGCAGGAGTGGATGATTTGACTGCCTCAATACCCATCATCTTAAGTTTAGCATCCTCATAACGGACACCCTCACTATCCCACACGTTGAGAATGTATCGCTTCTTCGCGGTCCAGATACCACGGTCAGCAATATTCTCGCGTTTCATTTGCATCTTCTGATCGTATGCCGAGACATACGTCGCCAGATTTTGATAACACTGATCAATATATGGTTCAAACTTTTCTTCGCAGATCTTGTTAAGTAAGGAAACAACTGCTGCTTTATCGCTAGACTTAGCACCAAAAAATTTATCAACAAGAGGTCCAAGATTAAGATAAATTGAGTCTGTGTCGGACGCAATAACGTAATCCTCTTCGGTTGTTTGCAACAGTTTATTTAGATATTCATTCATCTTGCTCTCAATCCAACGGATAGAGACTTGACCAGAAAGCGTAATCGCCTCCGCATTGGCCAATTGATAGTACCTAAAATACTGATTACCGATAGCACCATAAGCAGAGTTGAGTGAGATCTTCTTAGCCATCTGGATATTGTTACAACGGGCGATCTCTTTCTCCAGAGTTTTTGTAGGTGTCTTTTCATAATCTTTTTTTGCCTGAATCATCTTCTTCTTAAAGATCACACGGTCACCATACATCTTATCCATCAACTCAGGAAGGAACCCACGGACATCCTTACGATACATAGCACCATTAGCACATACCGCATTATCCTTATACAACTCAAAGTTTATCTCTTCATTAAGGATTCTATCAACTGAAGCCGTTGGGTGTCTCTCATCCAGGAGCGTCTCTGGGGAGATGTTGTATTGCATAATAAGATGAGGATACAAGCTATTAAGGTCAAAAGACACCACCCAATCATACTTTCCTGGAATCGGTTCCTTGACATAAGCACCTGCGTACTTTTCGTTTTTAGTGGACCTGTTCTTGGGGGGGATAACAATATCCCTTTTCTTTAAATAGTTATAAATGATGTTATCCCACATACGAACTTGATAGAACACATCAGCATAATTTACCTTGGCATCATAGGCCATGGTCAAGGCAAGTTCAATAAGTTTCATCTTGTCTTCCAAACGGTCAACAAGTTCTACGTCAACGATGTTGTATTCAATAAACTTTTGCCATCCTTTAGTATAGAAATCTTTGAAGGTGTCGAACTCAGAGTGGTCTAGTTTCTTCTGCCCTAGTTCTACCTCTGCAATATAATCCAGTCGATAAGATTCCTGTGCCTTGTAAGTAAACTTCTTATATAGATCTAGGTAATCAAGTTGAGTCAGACCACCCACATCAAACGTGACGTGTTTCCTTCCCTGAACGTAGATTTCACCTTCAGTAACAAGTCCCCAATTAGAGAAACGCTTCATCAACTTCTCACCAAGCACACGATTGAGACGCTTGCAGATATAAGGGATATCGAACAGTTGAATGTTCCAACCAGTCACCACATCGGGAACATCCTGCATCCAGTAATTAATAAAGGATGACAGGAGTTTTTGTTCTGTCTCACAGTAGTGATAAGTGACATTCTTTTGTTTATTGACAAAAGGTTTGACACCCCAAGTAGTAATTTGCTTAGTGGTATAGTCCTGAATCGTGATTGCAAGAATCTCTTCTGATGCTGATTCTACATCAGGAAATCCTCTCTCAGCAGTAGTCTCAATATCAAGCGTTACCAATTTAATCTGACTGATATCAAACTTGATTTCATCCTGTGGATATTTTTCTGAGATGTATTGATATACGTATCTGTCATTCCCGTAGATAGGAAACCCATCTACTTCATCATACTTCTTGTAAAAGTCACGACACTCACGGACGGTGCCGGGTTTAATTGGTTCAACCGGTTCTCCGTTAAGTGTTTTATATTTTGTTTCCCTCTTAGATCTAACAAACAGTGTTGGATAAAATTCATCGCGATGTTCATACCTCTTTCCATTCTCAACTCCCCTAACAAGGACTTGATTTCCAATCAACTGAACATTAGTATAGAAGTGCATTACTTAGTAAGTTGCTCGTATTTTTCAACTAGAGTGGGCATAGGTTCTGTAAGAGTAATAATCTTATCAGAACTAATCATAAAAACGTCTTGACGTGACACAGAAATTAACCATGGTTCTAGTGTTCCGTCTTGCTGTAGAACAAATGGACTGGTCAACTTACAATCCGGTTGACCAATATCTGCTCCTACCTCATCAATTTGACTGATCAGAATCTGATTGGTTGTCAGCAGTATTGCCTTGATTGTCTTTTCCATAGTTAACGATGTCTTCGATGTACATTTCTTTGAGTTTAGTAGTTGGATTGACCATAGTGATCACCCAGTCAGCAGGGACAGGAATATCCTCATCTGGAGTCAAAGGAATCCAGGGGAACATAGTTACTTCATATCCTGCTTTCTTTTCCTTTGCATCTTCCTTAACCACATTAGGGTTTACCATCTTAACGATGCACGGTCGATTCATATAGTAACCGATGACTCGTTTGTTCTCTTCTGTGCCAACGCACATCTCAGAAACATCGGTGATAATATCTTCACCCGACTTAAGTAACATTAATTTAATAGTCATGATTTTACCTCAACTTCTGGTTTTACTTTTTTCTCAGTTTTAACTTCAACAGGGGCGACAGGATCAGGAATAGGATGATACTTACGATACCTTGTTGTCTCAAATGTTTCAAAGGTTTCTTCGGGATTACCGTAACAAGTTTTTTTCCTGACCTCTACGATTTCATCGTAAGGATCTATTTTAATGTCAGGCCATTGGCGATGTGCATTCTCAGTTATCTCACGACTAATTACCTCATACTCCACACCATCACCTGATACAGGTAGGACAGCTTCAACATACTCTTTTTTCTTGGGTGCCATGAGACGTTTTAACTTCAAGAGTATTCTACCAAGAAAAAAGAGGGGCGTCAACTGGATTTTGCCAGTTGCCCCTCTGCGGCGACGATATTTAACAAGGTAGCCGCTTCTATTTAGAGATAATCCTTACGAGCATGGTGTTCAGGGACAATCTTCTTCACAAGAATTGAGAGAAGTCCGTTTTCAAAATTCACATCAGTCACCTCAGTTCCCTCCGCAAGGGTCCAGGATCTTTCAAAGTTCCTATAAGCAAGTCCTTTGTGAAGGTATTGTCCCTCTTCGGTGGTTGCTTCCTTCTCCCCTTTAACTGTGAGTTTACCATATTCTGTAAATGCCTTGACTTCATCTTTGGTGAATCCAGCAAGAGCAATCTCAAGTCGTGTCTCTGTGTTATTTAACTGAACGACATTATATGGGGGATAGTTGCTTTGTGTTTGTGTATGGAAAACGTTGTTTAGATAGTCGTCCATCCCGATAGAGTTGCGGACAATCTTATCCATCAACTGATCCAAATCGGCAGCATTAAACTTCATTAAGTTAGTCATTTGACTTCTCCTTATTTAAGCGAGAGTGTGTTGTGTGTACCCTTACGGCGTACATACTAATTATA